CGGCTAAAACTATTGATATTATTTTAGATGATGACCCCAACCCGGAAAAGAAAAAGAAAATATTAGAAAAACAAAATAAAGCTAAAGAGTTTTATTGTAGTAAGGTAGATGACAAGGAGAAATGTGGTGTAAATGAAAGCGAATAAAAAATTTGATATTGATTTAAAATATGGACAGGTACGGGAAAAACAGGTGTCCAATATATTTGCCAACAAAAAAATAGAAGTAAAAACAGAGAGAGATTGGTGGGAAAAGACAGGAAATATTGCATTGGAGTATGAGTGCAACGGAAAACCAAGTGGCATATCAGCAACACAGTCCGATTATTGGATACATATACTGGCAAAAGGAAGTAAAAATCATTGCATGTTGGTCTTTGAAGTGCCAAGATTAAAAAAAATTATTAATAAATACAAAGACACACATACACGCATGGTAGGTGATGGTGGCAGGTCTAAATGTGTAATTCTTCCTATAAAAAAATTATTTGATAAAGAAATTATATGTCTCGATTAAAAAAAAGACTGTTAAAAATAAAAAAACGACTGGATGTAAAAGCTTTGCGTGAACCAAAAACAAGACCCCAATGGAGAGACAGAATAAACTGGGACAGAGTACGAACAATTTTAATTAGACGTTATGACTTGACGTAAGCATATTTTTATGCTAGAAAGACCCTATGATTGAAAAACAATTAATACAGTTATTATTAAATAAAAATTTTTATGAGAAACATAAAGGTAAAGTTTCTAAAACCATGTTCACTAATGGTGCGGGTAGTTTTTTTGATTCCATTGAACGGGCACATAACGAGTATGACACGGATTTAACGCTTGATGAACTGGAAACACTGCATACGGATAAATACAACCCTGCATTAACCAGAACAGCAAGAAATAATTTTAAATTACTGCTGGATGAAGTACGCAATGAGCCACAGCCCAAGGGAAAAATTGTATCGGACATTGTCACGGCCATTCATAAAAGAAATTTGGCACATAAGATTGCCCTTGTTGCAACAGAAATATATAATGGCAAAGATGAAGGCTTTAATGATATTAGAAAAATACTGGACACACAGGAAGAAGAACCAATTGAAGATAATTCCATTACAACCAATATTGATGAATTGATGAAACTTGTTGATGTTACCACAAAATGGAAATTTAATCTGCCAACTCTGCATGAAAGAGTAACAGGTATTGGTGAGGGCAATTTAACCATTATTTTTGCCAGACCAGAGACAGGAAAAACAGCATTTTGGATTAATTTAGTAGCAGGAATGGATGGATTTGCCTCTCAAGGTGCTAATATTCATGCCTTAATCAATGAAGAACCTGCCGTTCGTACACAAATGAGACTCATTAATGCATGGACAGGGCTTGACAGGGAAGAAATACAAGAAAATATGGACATGGCGACCCAAAAATGGGCCGAAATAAAACAAAATATAAAATTATTTGACACAGTAGACTGGTCTATAGATGATATTGATTCTCATTTAGCTGTCCATAAACCAGACATACTTGTCATTGACCAGTTAGATAAGCTTACTATTGGTGGTACATTTGCTCGTGGTGATGAAAAACTTCGAGCCATATACACGGGTACACGGGAGTTAGCTAAACGCAGAAACTGTTCTATTATAGCAATATCACAGGCATCTGCTGATGCACATAATAAATTAGAGATATCTTTTGACATGATGGAGAATAGCAAGACAGGTAAAGCTGCCGAAGCTGACTTAATTATTGGTGTTGGAAAACGCAGTGACTTGGGCGAGGCATCAGAGAGAAGTATTTGTGTATCTAAAAATAAAATAACAGGTTGGCATGGCACTATTCATTGTAATATTAATGATAGATTATCGAGGTATGTGGTATGATTAGAGGTGTGACAAAAAGAGAAGATGGATTTATATTTAATGGGAAATATCATAAAACAAAAAGTGGCAAAATAAAACCTGAGTTTTCATCTCCAGAGGCTTTTGAAAAACTTAAAGAAAGAGCTAAAAAATGTAGTAAACTAAGGTCAAAGTATTTAAAAATTAAATACTATAAAATTATAGTTAGATTTAAGTTGAAAAGGGGGTGTTTTTTCTGCAAATATAAAAAATGTCCAGAGGCTTTGCAGTTTCATCACTTAGATAAAAGTACTAAATTATTTGGAATTTCAGATAAGTTATCTAAAAAAAATAGTCTTAGTAAAATAAAATGGAAAGAAATAAAAAGTGAAATAAGAAAATGCATAATATTATGTGCCAATTGTCACGCTGAAGAAACTTTTAAAGAAAGAAATAAAAAATGATAACAATCGTTGATGTAGAAACAACTTTTCAAACAAATGGCAAACGACCAGACCCATCACCATTTAATCCAAGCAATCAACTGGTAAGTGTTGGTATTAATGACGAGTATTACTGTTTTTTTAATACAAGTTGTCCCAAATATAATGTAAGGGATAATCATAAGGCTGTTCAGGACATACTGGATAAAACAACTTTGCTCATTGGTCATAATTTAAAATTTGATTTGTCATGGTTACTGGAATGTGGATTTAAATACACAGGCAGGGTATACGACACGATGATTGGAGAGTATGTTTTGGGAAGAGGGTTCAGGAAACCATTGTCGTTAAAGGAAATATGTAAACGAAGAAAAGTTTCATTAAAATCAGATATCATTGAGCATTACATGGACAATCAAATTAGTTTTTCTGATATTCCGTGGCCTGTTGTTGAGAAATATGGAAGACAGGACATTATTTCAACACGGGAAGTATTTGAATCACAGATGGAGGATTTAAAACTTCCACGCAACAAGAATCTACTGGCAACGGTTAAAATGATGAATGAATTTTTAATCGTGCTAACGGACATGGAAATAAATGGCATCAAGATAGATACAAAGGCATTGGAAGATGTTAAAATGGAATTTCGCTTGGAATTTAACAGTTTGAGGGAATCCATTGACCAAACAATATGGGAAAGAATGGGGGATACTCGCATTAATCCCTCCAGTCCAGAGCAATTGTCATGGCTTATTTATGGCAAAAAAGTGGCTGACAAGAAAAGATGGTCACAGTTGTTTAACATAGGCATTGATAAAGTAACAAAAAAATCAAAACGCAGACCTAGGTTTTCTCGTTCGTTATTTTCTAAACTAGTCAAGAATAATACCATGTCCATTATGAAAACTCAATCAGAGCAATGTCCTCATTGCAGTGGTAGAGGTACATACCGCAAATATAAAAAGGATGGAGAGCCGTATAAGAATACAACGAAATGTGAGAGCTGTCATGGAGAAGGTTTAATTTATAATGATTTAAATGAAGTAGCAGGGTTTGGGCAACATCCTCGAGGTGTATCAGATGTAGCAGAAGGCGGTTTTCGTACAGATAAATTCACACTGAATTATTTATTGGCATCTGAGAATAATGAACTACGTGAATTTTTACGGGACATTGTCAGATATAATTCCATTGATACATATTTGAATACATTTGTAACAGGTATTGAACAGCATACAAACAGTAATGATTATTTACATCCCAAGTTTATGCAATGTGTTACGGCAACAGGAAGACTATCAAGCCGTGACCCTAATTTTCAAAATCAACCACGAGGAACAACCTTTCCTATTCGCAAAGCTGTTGTATCACGGTTTAATAACGGTAAAATAATGGAAATGGATTTTTCTCAATTGGAATTTAGAACGGCTGTATTTTTAGCCCAAGATAAACAGGGCATGAAAGACATAGATAATGGTGTTGATGTTCATCAATACACGGCTGATGTTATTGGATGTTCCAGACAAGATGCAAAGGCCCATACATTCAAACCTTTGTATGGTGGTGTAACAGGAACAGAAAATGAAAAACGTTATTACGATGCATTCAAAGAGAAATATAGTGACATAGCCAAATGGCATGAACGATTGCAATCAGAAGCTATTCAATTCAAGGTAGTTAAACTTCCAAGTGGACGAGAATATGCATTTCCCGGTGCACAACGACAAGCATGGGGCGGTTCAACATATTCCACACAAATAAAAAATTATCCTGTACAAGGATTTGCAACAGCCGACATCGTTCCATTGACTTGCATTGAAGTGTATAAATTAATGAAAGAAAAGAATATGAAAAGTGTACTGATTAATACTGTTCATGATTCAATCGTAGTAGATATTTTTCCTACCGAGGAAGAAGACATTATTGATATCTTTACAAAAGGAGCAAACAGAGTAATCCCTGCTCTTAAGGAAAGATACAATATTAACTTCAACATACCCCTTGACACAGAGATGAAAATAGGGTATGATTGGCTAAACTTAAATGAGGTGACCCCATGACAATAAGAACCGTTGGTGATTTATTTGAGGAAACAGATGACTGGCTCAATGATGAGGAAGCACTGGCTCTTGAAAAAATTGATGAATTAAAGAATGAATATAAGGAGAACACAGGTAAATGGCCTACGATTATATATGTGGGTGATAATGAGGAACTGCAAAGCTACATGATATGGTTTGCTCCATATTATGGCCTGAAAGCGGCAAGAACGGAAGGAGATACATTCGTATGTGGACACTTATTGAGCTGATGCAACTTGTTTTCATACTGAGTTTAATATTTTTTATATTTTTTTCTTGACACAAGGTAAAAAATATGTTAGAGCGATACTGTTAATTTTAAATAAAAGGAGGCATAAAATATGTCAGACGAATTAGCAAATATAAATACGATGTCTAACGCAGATATCATGAAGGCTATCGGACAAGACGATGGCACAAGAAGAGTTGGGGTTCCTCGACTTACAATAAACAGGAATCCAGAGGATGATGAGGGAAATCAGCTTCCAATGGGTTCATACGCTGTATTTAATTCAGAGATAGGACAAATGGTATATGGTAAACCTGTATCATTTAGACCTTTCCTGAGTACAATGCAGTATATGCAATACAGTCCAGAAAAGGAAGAGTATGTCAACCGTTCCATTATTTTCAAGAATTGGAAAGAGGAAGCCATTGACATACAAGGTGGTACTCGATGTGGTAAGATTCCGCAACGTGACTGGGAAAAGCTTGGCTTGACAAATGAAGAACTAGCAAATCAACGTACGATTAAATGCTATCGTTTGGTTTTTGGTCAAGTAACTTTTGATGGACATACAGCAGATAAAACAGAAGTAAAAGTCAAGGACTATCCTGTTCTATGGAGAGTAACTGGCGTTCAGTTTAATCCTGTTGGAAATGCATTGCAGGTGATAACAGAGCGTAAAAAACTCATGTTCAACTGTTCATTGAATCTGGATTCTCAAAAGAAAAAGAATGGAAGTAATGTTTATTATGTTTCTTCCATTAAAGTTGACGCTGATGCTAGCATTAAATTTTCTAAAGAGGATGAAATTACATTAGGTAAATTTCAGACCATAATTAATGAAGAAAACAATGATGTACTGGATTTATATAAGAATGCTGGAAAAAGCAAACTTAAAAATGCAGATGTCATAGACGCAAAAGTAGTTGAGTCTGTTGACCCGGCAACGGCATTAGCTCAATAATGAGTGATATCTTACATAAAGTACAGATGTTCTTGGATACGGCCTGTCAAAAGCAGGTCGTTATTCCAGATAAATTAATTGATGAGTTCGGAGAAGCATGTAAAAATGCCATCAAAAAACAGTTTACTGATAAGAGACCAAATAAATTTACCATACGGGCTAGTAATATTGGGCGACCACTTTGCCAATTACAAATGGAAAAAGATGGTGCCAAAGGGGAATCACCTCCCTATAGTACTAAAATGCGTAATCTATTAGGCGACCTTATTGAGGCGACTGCTGTTCTTATATTGAAATCTTCTGGGGTCAAGATAGCAAGTGAACAGAAATCCGTTAGGTATACGTTTCCTGATGGTACGCATATTGATGGTACATTTGATGTCGAGATTGATAAAAAGATTTGGGATATTAAATCAGCTTCTCCGTTTGCGTTTGAACATAAATTTAAGAATGGATTTA